ATGTTCCTCCTGGACCACAAAAATCTTCTTTAAGTTTTTCGTTTTGTTCTAGTGTATCCATAACTGACATAACAGAGTTCATAGCAATATCTTCGTTACCACCAACCCACATAATACGTATGTTAGGGTTTCTCATAATAAGCCAAATAACAAAATGTATTAACAATTCAGTTTTACCATGACGTGGTGGTGACAGTATCATTTGCTGTCCACCAGTTAGTAAAGCTTTGTTAATAGATTTTATCCAGTTAACATGAAAGTCTGCAGTTTCAAAAGCTATACCCATTTCAGTTAAAAAGTATCTGTCTCTAAATTCTCCAAAATCTTTTAAAGATTGTTCTGCGTCATCTGATATCTCCCAGCTTTCAGCTTGCCTATCTTTAGCGTAATCTTCTTGGAATGCACCTAGTAGCCTACTGATATGTGAAGACGTACATTTTAATTCGTCTGCTATTTCTTGTCTAGTTAATCTGCCTTGTATTAAATCTAAAGCATAACCTTCATTTACAAACTTATCATATAAAGCACCACGTCTAACTTGTGTAACTGTGCCTTTGTTAGATTCTTTTATTTCAGGTTCGTAATCTCTACCCTGTTCTTTATAACGTTGTTTTCTTTTTTGCTCACGCCACTTACAGGTATCAGAACAATACTTACGTGCTTTTTGAGGTAACGTATTTTCACATTCTGGTGAAATACATATTATGTTTTTAGTTACCATTTAGTTTTTGCTGCCCAATATGCAGCCGACATTTTACCCCTCTTGATGTTCTTAGCATGCCTTGCTCTAAAAGCTTTATTTCTTTTTGAACCCTTCGGACTACCCTTAACTCCTTTTTGTCCAAATCTAATTAACTTAATTGTGCTACCTGATTTAGCTAACACTGCGTGTGATTTAGAACCATGACTAGGTGTAGCTTTAGGTTTGTTATAACCTGAAAATTTTTCACCTCTATACTCAATCGCCATTTTGTGCCTGTTCTACATTAATATTATAATCGTCTACAAACTGTTCTACTAACTTATCTATAAGAGGTGCGTTATGTGGCTTCTGTACAATTATACTACCACAAGCATCTGACAATTCTAAAGACCATTTTTTTAAAGTTTGTGGACTATGAAATATATTTTGTTTTACTTTTGTTTTCTTTCCCATTATTTTTTCTTTTTATACAAACGTTTACTATTCTTAGTATGTTTTTTGCCTGTATGGATTTGTCCATTAGACATTTTATGATGAGCACCCTTGTACTCTTTACCAGCTTTTGTATAGACTTTCATTACTTCTTCTTTCTTTTAGGAAAACCTTTTTTCATATTAGCATACGCTTTAGGAGAAATAGTAGAGTTTTTCTTAGACCTACTTGTCCCAGCTTTTTTTCTTTTGTTCATATTGTAATATAAACCTTTTTTAGCTGGCATTAGTACTTACCTTTTTTACTCTTCTTCTTGGATTTTGTTTTTTTCTTTTTCGCTTTGTTTGCGTACATCATATCTCCTTAATTTTTTTTTATACTCAATACAACCTAGGTTAGCACAAAATTTCCATTTCCGAATAAACTTCAGACTCTTACTACATTTACTGCAATACTTAATAATCATTATTTTATTATAGTTGACTTGATTATAATTTTACTACAGCTAAGGTTATAAACATAGGCATTACAATTTAGTAGCTTTTAGACATAAGTTGTAAGATTATAGGCAAAACTCAAGCCGATTAGCTACACGGTGTTAACTAGCGTTAAAGGCTATTACTTCACATATTTATAAATAGTCAAGTCAAACAAAAATTCACTAAACTTATTTACTGCGTTGGGAGGGAGTGACACAGGGTTCGTTGCGTCTACAACGCACCTCAAGCGTACTATAAAAAAACATTCTTTTTTCTTACCTTTACTAGCAGTAGTGTGTTAATATAGGACAATAGGAACGGTGGTGTAGGTTACCAATCTATACCTTCTTGATTGTTCTACAATGCCTGTAATCAATCTATACCACAGTTCTTTTTCCAAACAATTACCAGCAATTTTTTCTCTACTTACGTAATGATATATAGGGGGTGTCAGGTTAAATCCCCCCTCTCAACACACATGCATAACGCTACGTACGGTGCAAGTGTAGACTATGTACTATATACTACTTCTCTCTCATCTACACTACATATAGTAGGTTCTTTGCTAATATGTCCTATCTTTCCTCTATAACCATACCTTCTGTTAAACACCATAGATAATTGTATTACTTACTCCTCTACGTACTACAGAAATAACAATATAACAAACACACAAAATCAATACACTAACAGCCACAACCCCACCACCACCGCTATTAGTATGTTCTGTGTGTTTGTTTCATTTATTTATTTCTTAGTACTGTGTGATTATATATATAGTACTCCAGACGCTTCATAACAGATTAGTAAAGTCAAATTCCTAAAGTAATACTATAAAATAATATACACTCACACACACTCAATAAGTATTACTAATAGGCGGTTTGACTTGACTTAACATGTTAATTGCGTAAGAGTACTATATATAATAATAAGTTATATAAATAATAATAGAAAGTAGGTATAAATTGGTACAAAATACACTAAAACAGTTATGGTATCTTAAAGATGAGGATATCATTCAAAACATATATAAATCATCTAAGAAATGGCTACCCAATAATATGGTATTAGTCAAATTACGTGGTACACCTTCGTTCAAATTCTCCCCAGAAGGATTAGGCAAAACTAGGTACATGATAGCTAGTGTCAAATCTAATGGAGAATTTAAGAATTTAGGGATATTAAAACAATATGAAGCAGTCGTTCAGCTTCAGGAATTGTGTAAACAGTATCCCAAAATTCTAAGTCGTAAGGCGTTCAAGCCTACTAAAAGTGGCACTATGAGTGAAACTTTTATCAAGGAAATAGGAACTAATGCGATAGCAGAACGTTTCCCTAAAGAAGTTCCTACTCTACAGGAAGCTAAAGCATATATGAATGCTGGGTTTAAAGGTAAACCTCAGGACTACATTTCATAATTGCCCTAGTTATTCTCCCCTTTCATTAGGGGAGTTTAACTTTTTTTTTATCTTAGTATCCAAGTCGTGTAGTCTCACACACCATAATCAGTTCCTATATCAACACATCAACATCATACATACATATACATATACATATACATGTATATATATACATAGATTAATCTAATCTATACTCTCTCTCTATCTCTCTCTCTCTCTATACTACTACTACATATAGTGGTAGTAATAATACAATCTACGTGCACGTAGTAAAATAAATATTATTTTTTTTTCCAGATATATATTTAAATATATATCATACGCAGGTCAAGGGAGTCAATGCATAGGGGTTGTCAAATTCTCCTGGTCTATAAGACCCTATGTCGCCTAGGGCAAAATGTTAGATTTTGTTCAAGTCAATTCAAGATTTTATTTTGACACGACTATATAAAAATATGAAAGGTGCGTAATGAAACATAACAAGAAACCTTCTGTACCTAAGTTCAAGAGAACTTATGATGCAGTAGAGAAAGCTGTTATACATACAGAGATACCTGACCTTAATGGTATCAAAGAATATAAATACCCTGTACCTAATGCTATGCCTACGACTTCAGTATGCAAGTACTGTAGCAAGAACTTAGTTCGTGGCTATATATGCAGGGATTGTAGGGAGTTAGAAAACCCTACCATACCAGTCAAAGATACTACAGGTATCAAAGAAGGTCTGGTATTATTAGCAGAAATTCGTGCTAATGAGAGCATGCAACGGCAGGAGGATATGGAGGAGAACACTACTGTATCTATACCTAAGAGAGAAATCACTTATGATACCTGTGGTTTTTGTGGTATGAGTATAGGCATACAAGACAAGCTATATACTATGCTAGTTACTGTTAAGAAAAGAAAACACAAGAAAAGAATTGCAGTATGTTATGACTGTAAATATTAATTAGCTACCATAACAACTTATCCTTACCTGTTCGTTACCCTTTCGTTACAGGTAGGGGGTAGCTTGTAGTACATGGTTCATAGTCTGTGTACTACGAGCTATCTGGGGAGATAGTAAGTATCAAACAACTTGATACTTGTACGTATGGTGAAGCCCTAGTCCGTAGGAATTATGACAGTCCCTGTTTGTAATGACCGAAGGCTAGGGTTTACCTATTTATGGAAGGAATAATATGGAGTGCGATAATTGTAGACAAGATAACTACATAGAGTTAGCAATACATAGCAACGTTAAGAGCAGTGTGCATGTGATAGTGCAGTGCTTTACTTGTGGTTATCAGACTATCAAGAAACAAAATAGTAAAAGGAGGTTAGATAGTGTCTAGTAAAGATGACATCTACGTGTATGTAGATGAGAACATGAAGAGAGATGAGAACATACTGACTGTTGATTTCTGCTTTGACAGTGATGTAACAGTAGATGATGCAGTAGCAGAGGTTGATAACATTGTATCTTTAGCAGATAACAATGATGAGTTTGTACTACGAGCTCATAGACCAAGTATCTATACTGTATCACCATTCATTATGAAGGAGGAATAGTGGAAGCTATTAAAGAAGAAGAGTACGTAGAGCCTAATCATTGGACATGGGTAGGCGATGCAATAAAGCACAGACAAATCCTAAGGTTACTGCACGACCCCTCTTGGGTAGAGCAGAGTGAAGCTGATGGTTGGGTAGTCATTGACAATAGTGACAACATACCTGATGACCTGTGGATATGTGATATGTGTAACAACTCACTAGATATTCTATTACCCATAGCAATATGGTGTGGTAGTAGAGCCATGTGTAGTGATTGCATGACTGACATAGAAAAAAATTACAAGACATCATACGATACGTATGAGTATTGTGACTGTGGTTGTTCAAAAGGAATGACACCTAATAAAGAACAGGAGGTTAGTAAGTAATGGGAGACTTTGAAGATTTTATTCAAGACAACCCTGATGAGTACGAAAAGTTTGCTCGTATAATGGACGCAAAAATGAAGAAAGCAGAGGAACACGGACTAGAAAGTATAGCTAATGGACTATCTATGACAGAGTTAGACCTATTCGGTGTAGGTATATTCTATGACCCTGACAAAGATAAGAATGGTAACGCTGTAGGTAATAAAAACAACAGACGTTTTCATGTAGGTGCATCAGATACTATCGGTGCCATGAAATTCATAGAGGATTACATATGGCAGAGACGTATGAAAGACTTTGCGTTTGGTGTTACTGCTTTCATGCAACAGGTTATCAAGGATGTTCGTGATAAACGTACAGCAACTGATAATCAAATACTAGAACATGTACTACATCTTATGGAACATGAAGGTATTGATAGTAGTAACCAGTACGAAGTGTGTCTATTTATTATGGAGATAATAATCGGCATGATGATGCAAGATGGTAAAACCTTTTCTATGATGTACAAACAAGTTGTAGAACATGAGGAACCACAGATGATAGCCCTTGGTTATCCACAATCTATAGCCTCTATCATAGAAGGCTACAACGAAGCAGACCCTACTGATATGAGACACCCAAGTAACATGGACATGTCTCTTACAGATGAGGATATACAGAACTTCTTAAGAGAAGTTATGCCTAATAAGAAAGACAACAAGAAAAACGAGGAGGAATAGTGGAAGCACTTAAAAGCTACGTAGCTATTACGAAACCAATATTGAGTTATCTTAATTCATTAGCGATTTCTAATGGTTACAACAGGTCACTCATGGAGTGGCTATTTAATACTAAAGGTACAGATGAGATGAAAGCTATTGACGGAAGGTTTCCAATCTTTCTAAAGATGGCTATGCCTCATTACCATATAGAAGGAGTAGTTGCACCTATGCACTACAGAACTGTATGGGAATGTGTACTCATAGGAGATGATGATACAGTTAACGAGAGTGCAACTGTTATCGTAGACATACCTGCAGAAGCTTACGAGCTACTGCCTGATGTACCTGAGGTACAAAATATTACTGATGATGTCATGTCAGTATGGGAGAATATAAAACAGGAAGAGATGACAGAGAACTTCATTAAAGAGGTGGAGGAACTGTTGTCTAAAGAAAGCGAGGAAGAATGACAAAAGAAAATACAGTATGGTCTTTACTAGAAAAGGTCATACCACATACACCAAGACTATTGCTCTATGGTATACCTGGTACAGGTAAGTCATATCAAGCAAGTAATCTTAGTGTTAAGAAAGAACAACAAGTATACACTACTACATTAACTCACGATAGTACGGCAGCAGAATTGATGGGACACTATGTTCCTACAGATACTGGTAGTTTTGAGTGGAT